TTAATCTTCTCAATGTATCATTCTGTATTTGTTGTGCTTTACTTACTAGCTCATTTAATTTTTCTTCTACTCCTTGATGTTCCGCGATTATTTCTGCCTTTTTATGATTAAGTTCAGCAATTTTTGCGTCAGAATCAATTAAAGTACGATTTATTTGTATATTTAAATTATGTATATATTCATCTAATGGTCTTTCTGGTTCCATTCTTTATACATTATTACAATATAATATTTCTAAATTAATTATTTTTGTATTACCACTTCCTTGGCCACCTTTGAAATTATTTTATTGTAATTTTTCTGTGTTTCTTCCACCGTTGACCCATTCATCGCATTTGACACTATTTTTAAGTATTTGTCATTTGTCTTGGAACTAGAATCCGAATAATCCGGATGCTCTTTTTGCCATATCGGTATTTGCTTAATATTCTTTGACGCGATTGTCTTAATCGCTAATTTTAATTTGTCTTTATCTTCGTTGTCCTTTTCCCACACATCTTGATCCTTAATATATATCGTTTCCCTTTTCAAATCACTACAATGTATCGGCCTCTTATTAATGTCTAAATCATTGAGACCATTTATAATGATTCTTGATATTCCATTAATATATCCAACCCGTCCCGTTTCTTCTAAATCTTGGATTTGAACCTCCAAAGAATCCACAAAATCCATTATATTTATCGCGTCCTTACATTCCACATTCAAAAACACGTGTAAATTAAAATTATTTGTCGTATTATTATTATTTGTCGTCATATTGTTAGTTATCACCATATTTTTGTTTGACAGCTCCATCAATTTCGCATTTTGCTCCAAAAGCATCTGCTTAAATTCTTGGTTATCGTGAATAATTGTCTGAATCAGCTCTTGATGGTTCTTAAATCCAAGGGGCGCCATTTTACAGTTTTTCTGGTGTTTCCACAGTCCTTGGCGATATTTATATGCCTTACCACAATTACATATGTTTTCTGTCGGCGAGAAATCGCCAAACGTGAGCATATTTTGTCCTCCATTTGTCCTCTTCCCATGTTTAGCAGTCAAAAGGTGTTTGTGTAGATCGCTCGACTTACAGCATTTATAGTCACAAATTTCACAGTAAAAAATCTTGGCGAGTTTTGGCGAGTTTTTGTCATCCATTTGTCCTCTAAATAGAGGACAGAAAAGTCGCCGGATTTTTGGCCGAATTAAAAAATGTGAAATTTTATGCTGTCATATTTTTCGCACAATGAAATGGTTTTGTGAGCATTATGGTAACAAAGTCGAAATTTAACCCTATTTTTCAAGACTTTTTTCAGAAATCCAAATATGGACATTTTTAAAAATGTCCAAAATCGATTTTCCTTTTGGACTTTTGGAAAATAGTTGTTACTGAAAAATGGAAGCCTAATATACCTATTATTTTTGTTACCTTTTATGGTTTAAACACAGAAAAAATAATTTACAGCATAAATTCTACGGACAAAAGGGTACTAATCTACGGACAAAAGGGTACTAATCTACGGACAAAAGGGTACTAATCTACGGACAAAAGGGTACTAATCTACGGACAAAAGGGTACTAATCTACGGACAAAAGGGTACAAAACCATGGACAAAAGGGTACAAAAACTACGTCAGTAAAAGATGCCTATTATTTTTGATAAATTGCTCCAATTCTTGTAAATCGATTTCATTCATTTCTACATGCGACTCCCAGAAATACCTACAATACGCCCAGACGAACTCACAATCGCCTTTATACCAATGATCATACCGCTGAATAAGTTCAAAATATAATTTTGGTGGCAACAATTGGAGACTGGTTCTAGGCAACACATAACATAATTGAACTATTTCGGTAACCGGATTAGCAGCTTTAAGAGGAACAAACTCGGTTTCAAAAATGGGAATGTATGGTAACAGATCTTGGAGCAAAGGTGGGTAATTATATTTGTAACGCCAGCGCCAATCCGGGCATCCGGAAGTATAATACTTCATGGTCCATTCAAGACCTTGTAAATAATTTATCGCAATGTCACGCTTTTGCTCATCATTGGAATCCGATTTAATTCCAAATAACCCGCGATAATAACGAGATTGCCAATACGGTTTGAAAGGGTTAATAAATTTCTCCATTTCACGCTCATATGTAGGAACCACTTCGAATTTTTTGAACTTCTCTTCCGGCGTCGAGTCTGGCAGCAAATATCGCTCCTTATGATTACGAGATTTATGCTCCGTAATAATATATTGCTCTTCCAGATTTTTTAGAAATTCGACGACTTTGCGCACATTAGACCAATAAATCGTGCTTCCATTAGTTAAATTGTCATTTGTTTCACCAATAGTCGCCTTATAAGCGTTCATCATTTTATCGACACCACCAGTTCGAATGTTAATCGCCGGGAAGTGCGGCAAAAAATCATTTCCTAAAAAGAAACACAAGAAAATGTAATCGTAAACACAGTTCATTTGTTGCGTCTCACTTAGTTCTCGGTCATTATTCATATATTGAACAATTGCTTTGGTAAGCACTGGTATGTCCAAGAAATAGTTTGAATTCGGCTCCAAACTACGGTCAATCGATTGAATGAAATGTGGAGTTTCGCGAAATAGATATATTTGTGAGCAAATAGGCAGATGATTGATGGACAACATAATGAGATCAGCGTCTAAACCATAAATAACTGTTGTTTGAGTAGCGTGTTCATCCGCATTCGAACGGATATAATCGAACAATTTGTGCTCGCCTTCGCCCGGCTGATTCGATCCGGATACGATTACTTTGAATGTTGAATAAGCAGCATTACTAAAATGATTCGCAACCATTTCATTCAATTCAGCCATAAACTTGGTTCCGGGGGTGATCGCAGTCGTATTCCAAGGGTCATCTGCTTTTTTGTTGAATATGGATTTCGACAGTTCATTTTGATAACCGGATTTGTAACGACGGGAACGCTGCTGCTCCAATTTCGCAACGGGAGCTACACCATCGAACGCAATGATGACGGTTTTACAAGGTTCAATTACACTGATGTACTCATCAATTTTAGAAATGACTTGTCTTATAATGCTTACAGCAACGGATTCGGTGAGCTTGTCAAACTCCATTTTATTGTAAGCATCATAAATAATAGAATTACAATCCAAATACAAATTATCTACCTTTAATACACCCTTTAAATATTTTCGAATAACATTTGGATGGTTTTTAACAATGTACGAAAAATAACTGGGAATGCCCATCTGAATCTTATGTTATTACCTAATATGTGTTTAATATATTTATGAATATATTATAAACGGTAGCGGGTATAAAAAATGACAAAAAATGACAAAAATAGAAATATGTTTTCTTTAGAGAAAACATACAAGATAATGTATATGATTTTTATAATAGTTTATACAGTGTTTACTAGCAATTTAAATTATATTCTTTGTATTTGTTTATTTTTTATATAATATATATATAATAACAATGGGGGATAAAACTAGTACAAAAAAAGAGGTGGTGAAAAAAAACACACCCGAAATAGTTTCGCTTATTGAAAAGAAAATTGTGTTCTTTCAAGATATTGTCCAAAAAACCAATTTACATGTTCAAAAAAATAAAATATTGGATATTGTCAGTGTAAGCGAAGTAAACATATGTATGAATACCCTTTTCGATTTAAGTAATAAAATCAAAGAGATAAACGATGAGAGTATTAAAACAAATACTGATAGCGTTATCAATATTCTTCAAAACGTTAACAATGAATTATCAAGCTTATTCAAATTGTTTGGAACCGAATCTTTTGAAGACCTATTATGGATTTGTTTTGGCAATAATTCGGTGAATACTTACGCTATATCGGATATGGAAAAGTACAAATTTGAATTATTAAAAAAATATTTTCATCCTACCAGCTATAAAATAGTAGTTTCTAAAAAGGAAGGAGAGAAGGGTACGAAGAGTGACGATTCGACATTAAATGAAAAGTCGAAAAATTTAGACAGCGCTGATATCAGTATTCGTATTAAACCGTTTCATCTCAAGGTTCATGGCATACAAATGATCATACATAACCCTCAACATAATAAAAGCCTAATAATTACCGGACTCGTTGATGATATTATTATCGATTTTCTTAATAATCGCTTTTTAAATTTGAAAAATAAGGCAATTCGGGATAACATACCGCAAAATACGGATTTCCAAGGGGAAGCATTTCATCGTTTTTTATCATCGTTAAACCTTAAGGATTATCTTTTATACGAACCCCATGAAATTTACAGCAAATTTATGGGTTGTCTAAGCAATTGGAATACGATACGTCAAAAATCGATAGCACAAGTTGTCAAAGATTTTATTGCGTCGGAACTTTTTATTAAACGTACAACTATTATTCATTTGTTAGTTAAAAGTGAAAAACATGACTCTCAATATCTTGCTTATTTGTTATACGACTTATTATCTAATGATTCAAATGGAACTGTGGATACACAAGAGCAAACCATATTGTTTGATAGTTTTCCTTGGCCAATAAAGCAATATTTTAAGGATGCGATGAAGCGAACAATACAATATACTAACGATTTATCTAATTTTGATATTCAAAAAATACCAATTGAACAACAAATTTGTTTGTTAAAAGTGTCTGACTCAGTAAAAGAGAAAGCGATGCAAAAGCTAAAGGAGGTAAAAGCAAAATCGGAGGATTCTGGATCTAAAGCTAGACAATATTTGGATGGACTGTTAAAAATACCGTTTAACGTTTATAAAAAAGAGCCGATTATGTTCATTATGAATGAGCTTCGTACGCAATATCGAACGCTTTTACAAACCAATAACATAAGTGGTAAAGAAATCAAGGACGATTACACTAGTTTGGAGATTTTAAAATCAATAAAAGATTACAAGACGGTTCATAAAACTGGAACAAATGATCTAACAATTGAGATTTCAAAAATGAAACTCAAATTAAACTGTTATAGCCGCAATGATTTAATTAATTATGGTACTAAAATAAATGAAGTGATTGCTAAGACTGGACTGACCTATTCTAAAATAAAACATTCTAACAAAACCAAACCAGAACTAATACAAGATATTTCCAAGTTTATTGATTCTATTAGCAATAATACATCTATTTTAAAGGAACTGTTAGAGTCAAATTCTAATTCTAACTCTAACTCTGTATTACCGGTAACGGATAAAACATCAAATTTGGAGACAATTGATATAATAGAGACGAGATACAACTCTATTAATGAGTACATGGTTAACGTTAAAAGCACATTAGATAAAGCAGTTCATGGCCATGATAAAGCAAAAAAACAGATTGAACGTATTATCGGTCAGTGGATTAATGGTAAACAAGACGGCTATTGCTTTGGATTTGAGGGACCACCGGGCGTTGGTAAAACATCGCTTGCTAAAAGAGGATTATCCGATTGTTTAAAGGATGAAAATGGTCAGTCTAGACCCTTTGCGATGATTCAGATGGGCGGTGACTCCAACGGTTCCAGTTTACATGGCCACAATTATACCTATGTGGGTTCCACGTGGGGTTCTATTGTTCAAATTCTTATTGACAAGAAATGTATGAATCCTATTATTTTTATTGATGAGATTGACAAGATTTCCAAGACGGAGCACGGAAAGGAGATTATTGGTATTTTGACGCATTTGTTAGACCCGGCACAAAATGACTGTTTTCAAGATAAATACTTTTCCGGGATAGACTTGGATTTGTCAAAAGCATTGTTTGTATTGTCTTACAATGACGTGGATGCGATTGATAAGATTTTATTGGATCGTGTTCATCGCATTAAATTTAAGAATTTGACATTGGATGAGAAGCTTATTATTGCGAATGCGCATATTCTGCCCGAAGTATATGACAAAATGGGATTGTCGGGTGTCATTGAAATAAAAGACGATGTTTTAAAATTCGTTATTGATGAATACACATTGGAACCCGGTGTTAGAAAGTTGAAGGAGATTTTATTTGAAATTGTAGGTGAAATCAATTTGGACATTTTAAAGACATTTGACACACAGTATTCCATACCAATTCAAATAACCATTGATGATATTAAGAATAAATATTTTAAAGATAAGCACGAAATCAAGCACAAGATGATACATACCGAAAACAAGACGGGTATTATTAATGGTCTTTGGGCAAACGCATTGGGTAGGGGTGGTGTCATACCCATTCAAAGTAGTTGGCGCCCTAGTAACCAATTCTTACACTTACATTTGACTGGAATGCAAGGAGAGGTGATGCGTGAGTCAATGAATGTTGCGCTAACCTTGGCATGGAATCTAACATCCGCTGAACAAAAGAATCGACTTGTGGAGATATATGGACCGAATCGTAATGCGGTTCATGTTCATTGTCCGGACGGAGCAACGGAAAAAGATGGTCCATCTGCTGGAACTGCTATAACAACAACCATTTACAGTTTGTTTAATGAATTGAAAATTAAGCATACCATAGCGATTACCGGTGAAATAACATTAGATGGAAAGGTTACAGAGATTGGTGGTCTAGATTTGAAATTTTTGGGAGGAATCAAAGCTGGTGTAAAGGAATTTCTATATCCGAAAGAGAATCAAAAGGATTATGATACCTTTATGGAGAAGTATAAGGACGAAGAACTTGTAAAGGGAATACAATTTCACTGTGTAGAAACCATTCAAGAGGTATTCAAATTGGTCTTTGAATAGATAATACTAACAAATCTTAAATCTTGTAAAATAGATTATTATATTTAACATTTTTTAATATAATAATAGTATAATGAGTAGCGCATTTTTTAAGGATTCATTAGACATCGTGTATACCATGTCTAAAAATGCTCCTCTAATTATCATAATTAGCGTATTTTTCTTTTCCTTTTTATCCGGGACATTCATCAAAGCATTCATTTATTTTTTCATTATATTAGCTTTGACATTTATACGGAGTTGGTTTATCCCTATGACCGAATTGGCGCCAATGTGTAAACAAATGTTTAATTCGTATGACGTTACATATAGCACATTTATTTTGTGCTTTTCTTTAATGTATTTCTTAGTTCCAATGATAATGGTGTCTACAGAAAACAAGATTAATGATGTGAATTATGGTGTTTTAGCGGTGTTCATGGCATATATTTTACTTGATTTGTTTGTAAAGAAACAACAAGATTGTATTCCAGCGTATTTTTCGTCGATTGTGGTAGCCAACGTATTTTGTGGTCTTATTTTAGGGTCGTTAGTCGCACTATGTATGTATGTATCGGTAATGAGAACATACTTGTTTATTAATGAGATCAATCCTAATAAAGAAATATGTACAACACCTAGCACACAGCAATTCAGATGTAGTGTTTACAAAAATGGTGAATTGGTAGGTTCCTCAATTAATTCATAAATGATACCTTTTTATAATTTTTACAAATAAATATAATTTTTATAATTTTTATAATTTTTACAAATAAATAAAAATTATATAAAAATAATAACCAAATGTATATTATAGATGTTCATTGACATTTTGTTTTTTATAGTGTCTTATGATATTTGGTTTTATTTTTCTCATCTTATTCTACACAACAAATATATTTATAAGATAATCCACAGAGAACATCATAAAACTGATTATAAAACAATTGTTTTTACAGATACATACGTCGGACATTTTATTGAGAGTCCATTTCAAGGAATAGGTGTATTATTTCCGCTCTTGGTTATAGAGTTAAACATGTATTCTTTTCTGTATTCATTAATGCTGATAAATATTAGAGGAATGTTAAGGCACGACCATCGTTTCATCTGGCTTATAGGTAATCATCATATATTACATCATAAATATCCGCAATATAATTTTGGCGAATATTGGATAGATATATTATTTGGGACAAATAACCCTAATACAAATGAATATGAATTTGGGTTGATTTACACATAAATAGTCTACCCAGTTGTTTATGGATTGAAAAAGTTGATATTTTTCATTAACCAACCACGTAACTTGGACATCATTATAGTGCGATGAAATGATTCTGTAATAAGGTTCATATTACCTCGAGTATTAAAATTAGCGGCGAATTTATTGTAAGTGTCTACTAAATTTTGTCTCTTATAATAAACTAAATCAGAATGTCTAAACGGTCGCATGCCTTTACGTATAGTAACTGAATTATGAAAAACAAATAATAGATTGATTAAATCACTTTTAGTTTTAATATTCGCAACATTTACCTTGGACCAAAAAGCTTTGGCATGCCCCGCGCAATCCGGACAAGGAAGATTATTGCAAATTTGAATAATGACGATTATTAGATTCGGTCCTATAATCGGAAAGCTATTTTCTTTTATTTTTTCAGCTAGAGTATGAAAAAATATCCAAGTGGTAGGTCCCCATACACTTGTTGTCATATATCTAAATAAAACAAAATAAATTTAAAGATATTCTGTAATATATACTAACAAATGATACAATATAAGGTAGAAGATAATATTAATTTTTACGATGAATTATTCAAATCATTAGACGATAGTGATGATGAGTCGGAAAATGTATGTCAGATTACTGGAAGTGATTTGATCGAGAATTTTGTAACATTGGATTGTCAACATAAATTTAATTATTTGGCTTTGTATAAAGAGATTCATAGACAACGGTTTGTCTTTAAAACCTATGATTTCAATTCTCTGTCTAAACTTGATAAATTTAAAATACGGGAAAACAAGGTAGATTATTTTATTCGGTGTCCTTATTGCCGCAATGTCCAGTTTAGTATACTCCCCTTTTACGAGAACATGGGAGTAGAAAAAACATACGGTATCAATAGTGTTGACACTAGTTTACCGAATCGTTATAGCATTTCGGGTTTACCGACTATCGATGATCATAATATTCATTCATTTATGTTATATGGAGTCCACTTTGATAAAGGACCATGTTGCTATGACAAACTAAAATGCCCTTATGTATATGTAGCTCTTATACCCAACACAAATTTGACGTATTGTAAGTTTCATTATAAAAAGGGTCTTAAACAGCATTATACATCTGAGCAAAATAAGCTAAAAGAGAATAAACAGAAGTTACTGAAAGAAAAGAAAAATGCCAAGGAGGAACTATTGAATAAACGAAAACAATTATTTGATGAAAAGAATGCGGAACGTTTAGCAAAGGGATTACCGCCTTTGAAACGATTACCGAATATTAAGCTTGTTAGTGAAGCCATAGTTAACGAGGTATTACCAGCAGAACCGATTTCTGTTTACGTACCCGATACAGAAAAGTGTGTTGCTATTTTAAAATCGGGACCAAATAAAGGTAAACAATGCTCTTGTAACAAAGTTAATGGTGATTTTTGTAAGCGACATACCACTGTATAAGCGACTGTAAAAGCGACTATAAACAATATAAATTAAAATAATTTAGAATTTAAAAACATATAATAGTATGGAATTAGCAATAGAAGAAACAGAAACGAAACCAGAAATAAAAAAGGTAAATACAAAGGAGGAATTGATAACAAATATCAAAGAATGGATTAAAATGGATACTGAACTAACAAAGTTAAAAGCCGAAGTAAAATTGAAAACTCTTAAAAAGAAGGAGCTAACCGAAAATCTGGTTAATGTTATGAAAAGCAACTCGATTGATTGTTTCGATATTAATGGAGGCGCATTAATGTACAAACAGAGAAAGACCAAGAAGGCGATTTCGGGGAAGTTTTTGTTAGCACAATTAGAGTCCTATTATTCGGACAAACCAGAATTAGCAAAGGATATTGTTAAAAAGGTATTGGATAGTCGTGAGGAAACGGTTAAGGACGAAATCAAAAGAAAAATTGGTAAATAAAATATTATAACAAATATTATAACAAATATATAATAATCATTTAAAAAATAAATATGTATAACTGTATGAACTATACATATTTTATCGAATCTACTGTAGAGACGAAGATAGAAACGTTCGATACTTTAGCTGCTCCCTTTTTATATATTTTGTGTTACCATATTACAACAGAAGTGAAATATCCGTTTATTCAATTTCTCGTAGACAAGATACCATTTTGTAACAATGTCATACAAGAACAGTTTATTCTTCCGTATATTGTATCCGGTGGCAACTCGTCTCAACCAGTCGGCAAATTAGCATTGGAAAGAATCAAACTTAGTTTGGAGCAAATGAACTGTGAAACAAGTAAAGTTACAAATGAAATGTATAAGGGAATATTTTACGACGCATCTAACATAGCTTATGCGCTAGTAAATATTACCGGGGTCGATATTTCTGCGCTTGAATTGGGGCGCAATACGACATCATGGTTCATTTTACCTAGTGAAATTATCAATAATCGTTCTTCGTGTAACATACCCGTAGATGAAAGTATTGTGAATTTATTTACATCGATCCCTCAACTCGGTTTGTTAACAAATATAGAAACAATGTTGCCATTTATTCTGCCGGACGCAGTGTATACTGGAAGCGAATATAAGCGAGCACAATTTCAATCCATTTTCGGTGTTAGTAAGCATAGAGAATGGGACCAATGTGAATCCTACTATTATTTTTACAATGATATCAATGATATAATAAGTAGCAGTGAATGTGCGTCAATGGACGCTATTAATCGTTATGCTTTGTTTACCGAGGGAAAAGAATATTATAATGAGTTGCCGCTTACGGAAGATATTATCAAGCATAATTATCCGGAACCTTGTATAATCATTGGTTCAAAACAACAAACTGGAATTGTGAAACCAAATGTTTTAGTAAAAGAATTTTGTAGTTTCTTTCCATTGTCTTATCATGTTCTCAATAAACGAGAAGTGAATAAGATAATAATCGAAAAACAAGGACAAGGACAAGGACAAGGACAATCGATTATATTTATCAAATAGTATATCTTGGTATTATTTTCTACACAATAATATAATGTCAAGAGGGAGCACTATATCTCAACTCGGATTCTTAATATTAGTGGTATATTGTATTACACAAATATTCGCATTTTACGGTGTTAGTCCGAGCGTATATGGGATTTATCTGATTTACTTTATATTTTTGTATATTGGATATTTATTAATGAAACGGTGATATATTATTTGTTGAAAAGTGGCTTAAAGGGCTTTAAATTGTTTTTTATATAATATAAAAAATTGAACTAAAGATATATTATATAAACCATATAAAGAACCATCATGGAAAAACGCATCAATAAGAAGATCGAATCCTATATTTCGGACCTAAAAGAAAGTGTTAAAAACAAGGCTACTAGTCTTGGTTTAAACAATGACGACAAATTGACGCAGCTAGTTCAGTATATTTATGATTATGAGCGTCTTAGTCTGGAAAAGGAGGACTTTATGAAGAGAAAACGTGTTAAAAATGTGGTTCACTTGGCAGATAGATGCTGTGCGAAGCGCGCAAGTGGAGAACAGTGTACTCGGCGTAAAAAAGACGATGAATCACCTTATTGCGGTACTCATATGAAGGGGACACCACATGGCACCTATGATTTGGCTGAACAACCTCTAAATCAAGGACAAAAGATTGAGGTGTGGGCACAAGACATCCAAGGTATCGTTTATTATATTGATAAAAATAGCAATGTTTACCAAGTGGAGGACATTATGCAAGGACGGACTAATCCAAAAATTATTGCGAAATATCTGAAAAATGGAGAAACGTACAGCATCCCAGAGTTCAATATGTAATAGCAATGTTTTATAAGTTTATTTGTTTTTATCAGCTTATTGGTTTTATAAGTTTATCTGTTGTATAAATTTATAAAAATGTGCTTAATTTTTCATTTTTTTGATTCTATCCAAATAAGTATTTGTCAACTGTGGTTCTAACACAAAAAATATGATGTAAAAAAATTCCTAAACCAAATAAACTAATTAACACGTACCAATAATTCCAGCGTGAAAAAAAGGATATAATTAAAGCACCAATAAAGGTCATTACAACATCAACAATTGCTACACCAAACAGTCTATAAGAATGAATACCTTTATTTGGCACCCCTAGCGCATCTTTGTATTTACATAAACCAAACATATATTATATAATTTATATTTTTTTGTTAGATTCATTTTTTTGTTAGATTCATTTGTTAGATTCATTTCTAATCCAATTCCTCCACCGTCATTCGTCCTTTATCATAACATTCATCGCTAATGTTTAGCATTTCCCGCATTTCGTTCGCTTGCTCCTCAATGTAACGGAGCACATATTTTTGATCGTTCAATTCGTGCTGTAATTCTTCGCACTCGCTTTCCTTTTTTGTTAGGTCGATGGCCATACAGACTAGCTTGCATTGCTGGGTTGCGATGATTTCATCCTTAGCTAAAAGTTGCTCTCGCAATTCTTGGTTCACGAGTATATTTCGCACTCGATCGTATTCGTAATCCATCATTTGAGACTCCATTTGGTCCAATTTTCTCTTCATCTGATTGAGCTGAATCACCAGCAGTTCGATGTTCATATTGGCTTGTTCTGGCGCGTCTTTTTCTTGTTTCTCGTAAACTTGTGGCTCGTAAACTTGTGGCTCGTAAACTTGCTGCTCGTAAACTTGTACAATCCAATAACGCCGACGCGCTTGGTCATGAACAATTAACCCCGTTTTGTCATCCGATGCCGCCATTTCTTCACGTAACTTGGCTACCTTAGGGCTTTGAAACACGTGCTCGAATGTTACAATGACGCCGTTGTATTCCTTACCTTGCTCATTTGATTTTTTGATAAATTGAACATCGCTCACTAATCCATAATCGTTATCATAAAACGCGGCCTTAATATACTCCTCTGTATGGAAGAGCTCGGCACGGCGAATGTAAAGAGTGAAAGAAGACATGTTGCTTTTGAAAAGAAGTTGAAAGTGGAGTGAAATATATTTCTCGATTACATGTGAAAAACTATTTCAATTTTTTATATTGCTCCAGCTTATTACGCAGAACCTCAATTTCTTTTTCTAAATTTCGAATCTCATCCTTTTCATAAACTTCACCATTGAAGTTGTTTTCAAGCGCTTGTATATCATCATTTATTTTTTGTATTTTTTGTAGTTTTTTTACATCAGAATTGTCATTTGTTTCACACTTTTTAGAAATGTTTATATTGCTTTGTGAAGAGCTTATCGGCGTAAAATGCGTGCCGTCCATTCCACACAAATAACTATTCAAACGGCACTGAATAGCGTATCGGTGAATAACTATTTCCGCATTTCCATATTCGATAATTTTATTACTGAATAAACTACATTGCCCCGGTTGATATAATTGTCCCGTATTTTGTACAAACCATTTACAATCCTTACAATTTGGCTTCAAATTGACTTCGAAACCTACGCCAAGTGTGTCTCGAATAAACATTAGAAAAAAAACAAGTGTTAACAATCGCATATTATTAATTATATTTACAAATATATCTTTATATTATTTTTATAAAATTCTAAATCATTTACATTATATTACTTATACGTAGTCTGACGAGTTTTCATTTTTTCATTGTTCGATTCTTGCGCGTTTTCTGGGCGCTTCTGGTTCCTCTTCATGGCTGCGTTTGACTATCCAGCCGCGCACCGACGTAAGCATTCTGAGTTCTTCTATATATTCCAAATCGTATGTGTAAACAGCGCGGCCGTCGTAAATCCAGTCTTCGTCTTGTTCTTCTTCGCTGGGATCTGTCTGAACGATTGTTTTAGCTGTAACTGGCGCCTCTTTGGACTGATTGCTGATTTCTTGTTCTTCAGTTGTCTGCTCCTCGCGTCTGAACGTGTCGTATCTGGTCTTACCTTGCTTTCTGCGCTCCTTTTCCGTCTTTCCTTTCCAGTAATTCTTTGTATTTCTATCTTTTCTACGATTTGACGGTTTATCGATATACTTCTTACCTTTACCTCTTCTGGTAAAAGATTGTTGTTCAAATTTCTCAATAAGGGTATTCATTGTTGTAAAAGTAAATGGGCTTCGAAAGCAAATTGATGGTTGTGAATATATACTCACCATTCAAGGGAAAAAAGAAATTTCAAGTTTTTTATTTTCTTATACAAAAACTGTAGAAATTAAAATTTCTTATACAAAAACTGTAGAAATTAAAATTTCTTATACAAAACCGTAGCAATTAAAATTTATTGCGTTTCGTCATCATTGCCAGCGTCTTGAAGCCAAGTTAGGTCAGAATCTGTGCTTATATTATCGTCATCATTATCAGATGACACAGATATTATTGCCGGCAATATTGTCAAAACATTATCATCGTCAGAATCAGAATCGGACGACGCAGAGACTAGAGATGGCATACTGGAATGCGTACTTACGGATAATTCGTTGTCATCGTCCATGGATATAAGCG